AAGCGACCAACATAAAAATCTGGAGTTACTATGGCAAGACCTAAAAAGTATGAAATAGATACAAGTCAAGTAGAACAATTGGCATCATTCGGCTGTACTAATACTGAAATAGCTTCTTTTTTTGGGTGTGATGTAAGTTTAATTTCAAAGAGTTATTCACAATTTCTGGCAAAAGGAAGAGATAAAGGAAAAATCAAATTAAGACAACTTCAATGGAGAAGCGCTGAAAAGGGTAATGTGGCTATGCAGATTTGGTTAGGTAAACAATTATTAGGACAAACTGATAGACAGGAAGTTGAATTGATAAAACCAATAGACGAAATTGAGTTTGATGGGTTATAATCTAACAATACATAAAGAAGATTACTTCCCACACCAATGGGAATTTTTAACAAGCACGAAGCCTATAAATGGACTGATTGCTGGATTTGGAAGTGGCAAAACACATGTATTCCTGCACAAAACTTTTATAAATCACATTTCAAAAAAGAACAAGAAAGGTGTATCAAATGGATGGGTGGTTTATCCCACATATAGCTTGGCAGATGATTTGTTTGTTGAGCCATTTAAGGATCTACTGGCAAGTAAAGGTATTCCATATGATTACAATATTTCTAAACATAAGTTCAAAACTCCATATGGCATTATCAAGTTATTTCAATTACAGAAACCACAAAGAATAATCGGAGCTGAATTAACATACATTGGTTTCGATGAGTTTGATATTGAATCATACAAGAATTGTGATATAGCATTTAAGAAAGCGATTGGTCGTATGAGAGGTTCAGACAATTGTGAAGTTTATATTGTTTCAACACCAGAGGGCTATCATTATTGCCATAAAATATTTGTTGAAGATGAATCCCCAGACAGATTGTTAGTGCATGGTAAAACAACAGATAACAAATTCCTACCAGATAGTTATTTAGCTTTAATGAGAAGCACATATGATGAAAGATTGTTAGATGCCTATATGAATGGACAATTTACTAATTTACAGCAAGGGAGTACATATTATGCCTTCGACAGACAAAAACACACAGGTCAAGTATCCTATAACCCTACACTACCATTGCGAATCGGTATGGACTGGAATGTGGATCCACTATGTGCAGTCATTTGGCAAAGATATACACAAAAACCACACATACGAGTGGTCGAAGAAATATCATTACACCACCAAGGTGAAGGTGATTTAATGACACAAAGAATGTGTGATACAATAAAAGAAAAATATCCAAATAACAGATATATAGCATACCCAGACAGCACAGGGAGTGCAAGAGGAAGCTCTGCACAATACAGTGATATTGAAATAGTAAGAAGAAACAAAATACAAGTCAATGTAAAACACATTAATCCAAGAGTTGTAAACAGAGTTAATGCTATGAACAAACAATTAGCAGACAACAACATACTTATAAATACATCGTGCAAGGGTTTAATTGGTGATTTAGAAAAGGTCACTAACAAACAAGGAACAAGAGAAATAGACAAATCAAATAAAAACTTAACACATATGACTGATGCTTTTGGATACTCTGTATTTTGGGAATTTCCAGTCATTAAACCAAGTATCGGAACTCAAGAAAGGTAGGAATAATATGATACCAAATGTTGGTGAACTTACTGTATTAATGTCAAGATGGGATGCGAATCAGCAAAGAAAAAATAAATGGAAACAAGCCAGATATGAAGCAATGGACTATTACAAAGGTAATACTATTCCATATACATCTGATTATTTCAGTGCATCAACATTGAAAAAAGTAGTTTTGGGTAATGTTAATCTTACCAAAAGAGTTATAGACAGGGTTTCATTAGTGTATATGACACCTCCAATGAGAACATACACAAAAGAAGATCTGCCAGAATTGTTTGTTGATAAAGATTTGAAATTACAAAGATTAGAGAGAATAACTAATTTATTAGATGGAGTGTTATTGAAGCCTTGTTGGAGAACTACAGAAGATGGTAAAGGATCTATTGAATATGATATTATATGGGATTATGAACCAATGTTTGGTGAGGATCCATTAAAACCTTCAGCAATTGTATATCCTATAACAAAGAAAGCTTCTGTATTAGATAGCACACCAGAAACATTTGCATACTGGGATAATGATAATACTTTTGTATTTGATAGGACTGGCAAGATATATACTGAAGATGATAACCCAGAAATGTTTAATCCATATGGAAGATTACCATTCATTGAATGTCATCGTGAAGGCAAACCAGAAATGGACTATTTAGATACAAATGCTTCCAATGATTTAATTGCTACAAATTTATCAATTAATGTAGCTGAAACTAATAAGAATGCTAATGTTATGTTTCAGTCATTTGGTTATTTGTTTGTAAATGGTGCTGGAATTGATAAAGATACAATGTCAGTAGGACAGGATAAAATCAATTATTTAGGTGTAGATGGAACTATAAGTATTGTTTCCCCACCTGATGCGATCCCTTCATTAGATAATAGTATAAAAGCCTCTTATAAATTACTTTCACAGAATTACCATTTACCAACTTCTTTTGTCGATGGAACTACTGCTGAAAGTGGTGTAGCTTTGAGAATGAGGAATCAAGAATTACAAGATGACAGAAAATCAGATGTCACAAGATGGAGAAATATAGAATATAAGTTATTTGAATTAGAAAAGCTTATGGTGGCTGTTCATCAAGGTCAAGATGCTGGTGACTTGGAAGATGTAGACTTTGCAGAATCAGTAGACATTCTATCAGATGAAGAACAAAGGGCAAAATGGGATTGGGAGTTGTCGCATGGTCTGATTGATTTAGCTGATGTTTTAATGCAACAGAATCCAGATTTAAATAGAGAAGAAGCTGAAGAAATATTGGCAGATAAAAAAACTACATTTGGCGAACCAGATGAAACTGATGAAGAGAAAAACCCACTATTATCAATTCTAAATAGTCCAGAATAATGGCAGACCAAAAGAAAATAGATAAATCAGCAGACACAATAGCCTCAATATATGAGAGTGGAGTTACTAACATTGTTGATAGTTTGTTGAAAAGTCGCAATGGTGAAAGTAATCTTGAATTTGGTAAGATGTTATTAGAAGTTGATATGAAGAGTATTGTATCTAACAAATTAAGTAACATTAAAAAAGAGCTTGTAAAAGCACATGTTGAAATACTTAAGGATAAAAAGCCAATAACAAAAGATGACTGAAGAGGAATTACAATTATTATTAGCATATGACATACAAGTATGGGAAGCCTATTTACCATACTTATCATCTATTATTCAACAACAGGTTGCTATAGGCTCATTTGTAGGACTTACAACTGAACAAATAGTTGCTAACATAATGGCTGAAGGACTTACTGCAGGACAATTAGCTACAGTTATAACAACACAATTAAACAATTTCTCAAGGTCAGTAACTTATGGACAGATGCAAAATGCACCTAAAAATACACTTTATATATATGTTGGGCCGATTGATGGCAAGACAAGAGAAATATGTCTACGACAGGCTTCTGCAGATAAATTAACACAATCACAAATAATTAGAAATTTTGGTGCTTCAGTATTAAAAGAGGGTGGAGGATACAATTGTAGGCATGAATGGGAAGAATTTGAAGAAGAATTTGGTGTACAAAGAGATTTATATAATCCAGACAAAGCAGGGAATTTATTAGATGATTAAAAGAGTTAGACCTCCAAAATCTTGGTGGCGATCCATTGGATTGAAAGCTCGCAATTTATACAGAAGAGAAACATTTGACAAAGGTCAGAATGTGTATGGTGATGATTGGGCAGGTGGTAAATATTCACCAGAATATGCAGCATATAAGTCCAGAGGTGGTAGAAATGATAGACAATCAGCCGCACATAAAGACCAAGTAACACCAATTTATACTGCAGATACATTTAGAGATTTAAAAAGGACTAAAATAAGAGCTAAAGGTGGTGGTGTTGAGTTTGGTTTCAGTAGCAGAGGTGATGTTGTTAGAAAGCTCGCTAAAAGAGGTAAGAAATATACATTAACTTCTGAAGAGAAACCATTACCAGATGCTGTGGTAAAATATGTGACTAATGAATACAATAAATACATTAAAAAGAACTCAAAAGGAAGAACTAGACACCATAGGAAAAAATAATTTGTGTTTTAAATCACATAAATTATATTATATTACCTTTAAGAATTTCTAATAAATAACTCACAAAAGAGGTAACAAATGTCAGAAGAAAATACACAAAGTCAAACAACTGAAGATCCACAGGCTAAAAATCCTAGCACTGAAGCTAGTGAAAATAATGTGCCATACGACAGGTTTCAAGAAGTCAATGCGCAAAAAAAAGAATATGCTAGTCAGGTCGGAGCTCTACAGGCTCAGATTGATAAGATGAATCAAACTACCAAACAACAACAAGAAGCTAAAATGGTTGAAGATGGAAAATTGAAAGAAGCTTTGGACATTGTTACAAGGGAGCGAGATGAGTATAAAAATCATTCTGAACAATGGAACCAATATCAAACTGACAAGCGAGATACTTTAATGGGCAGATTGACTGATGATACTGATAAGTCTATTGCAGAAGGTTTGAAAGATTTAAATAAATTAGAAGCTTATGTAAACAAAGTGGCTAATGTTTCTGCACCTTCCACAACACAATCAAGACCATCATCTGGACAGGTAGGTGATTTTGGTGGTTATGAAAGTCCAATGGAATGGTTACAAAATGACCCAGAAGGCTATGAGAAATCAAGAAATAAAGAAAAGGGAGATTCATTTGGTAATATATTTACACCAACTAAAAACCCTTTTGCTGGAGAATAATGTCCACAGTTGATGGCAAAAAAGAAAAGATACTTGGAATGGATTTAGATCCAGACGACAGATTAAAGATGACCACTGATAAAGAAGGTTATCCATCTTGCACCATTGACAATAAAAAATGTGATGTTATGGACTATCTTGATGCTTCTCAAGAAAATGCTGAAAGACATTTTAAAGGTAAAAAAGCTAGGAGTATAGGAATGTTTAGTGGAATTACTTTTGATGAAAATGGTAAAATTGTAAGGTAGATGCAAAAGTCCTAAATTAAAAAAACAAAAAGACGAACAAAATGAAGGCACAATTGTGCAGTTGAAAGTTCGCTAAATATTAGGAGATGAGATGGCAACAACTCAAAAATCATCATTTGCCAATTATTCGGTCACAGCTGCTGACCATATTTTACCAGAAGTGGTAATGGCATTTAAAAAGAAAAATGTAATGGCACCATTAGTTTGGACAGCACCAGCAGTAACAGGTGCAGCCAGTGTTACATTTGTAGATATGACAGCCTTAGCTTCAACAGATGTTGATGATTTAGGTGAAACTGCAGAACAAGGTTCAGATGCGATCGCAACAGGCGCTCACGAATGTATAATTAAAAATTATGTCGTGAGAGCTGATGTGTCAGATTTGGCAAGACTTGGATCTGCTTATGACTTAACAGGTAATGTAGCTGAGAACTTGGCTAATGCTGCAAGTTTAAAATTAGATGACCTTCTTACTGATTTGTTTTCTGGTTTTTCACAAACTGCTGCAGCTGCTGGTACAGCTCTTTCATTAGACCTATTCTTTGATGCTGCAAGACAATTACATGCAGCTGGTGCACC